GCTCAGGTGAAAGACCGCTTGAACCTGCAGCGGGTCTCGCAGGCCTTTCCCACCATGGGCCAGCCCGCGCAGATCGAAGAGGGCGGGGTCTTCATGGGGACCGTTGACGGTTTCAACATCTTCGTCTATTCGGGCTGGTACGTCGATCCCGCCGATGGCGTCGAGAAGCCGATTCTGCCGGCAGGGAGCGTCATCCTGAGCTCGCCCGCTCTCGAAGGCGTGCGGGCCTACGGCGCGATCCGCGACGAGGAGGCCGGGCTGCAGGCGCTGCCGTACTTCGTGAAGTCCTGGATCGAACCCGACCCAAGCGTGCGTTTCCTGCTGATGCAGAGCGCTCCGCTAGTCGTGCCCTACCGCCCGAATGCCAGTTTCAAGGCGAAGGTCTTGTAAAGGTTGCCTGCCGTGGAGCAAGAGACACGGATGGGGCAAAGCCGCGTAGCGCATTTCTCTGTCGCCGTCGTGGGAGATGCGCTGCGCGGGAGGGAGGCTTGAGTGGGTGCATACATCAACGATTTCATCAGCGTTTACGTGCCCACGCTGTGGGAATCGGAAATCGCCATGTTTGGGCGCACTGTCGATTATTGGCTCGACAATGATCCGGCAACCAGCCAGGCCCTGGTAGTTATTTGGATCGAGGGATCCGAAGACGAGGAGATGTCGCCGGGGCGCTATTCCCGCGCGAAGATCCGCAACGCCGATCTCGCGCGCCAGCCGCTGCGCGGCGACGTGGTCGTCAAAGACGGCATCGAGTACGACGTGGTGCGCGTCGACGCCAGCGCATATCAAACCTGCAGCATTGTGCTGCAAGATCGGACGGCGTGATGGGCGGGTGGGTTCAGCAAGGCGCGGCAGCCTACGGGGAGCAAGGCCTCAACATCCGCGTGCGCAAAAGCGGCCGCATCAAGCTCGCCAACCTGGCGGATCCGCAACTGAAGACTATCGGGGACGCGATGGTCGCCGAGCAGAAGAAGCGATGGGAGGACGGCATCAACGCCGAGGGCAACCAGGCGAAGCCGCTCTCTAAACGGTATTTCTTCATCAAGCGCGCCTTCCTGCATCAGACTGCCCCAATCCGCGATATGCGGATGACGGGAGCCACGGTCGCCAATTTCACGCTGCGCAAAGCGGTGCAAGGCGTGATCCGCGCCGAGAATACGTCGCGCGAAACGCGGCGGCGGGCGCAGCGGGCGCAGAAGGCCGAGGAAATGATCGGGTTTGCAGGAAGCGATCAGATTCTCGTGTTTCGGGAAGCGCAAAAGCAATATGGGACGTGGTTGAAAAAAGCCTGGGTGCCTATTGGTTGATCTCATCGCTTTGACCAACGCCTTCGTGGACACGCTGCGGCTGATCCCGCAGCTGGTGGCCGACCTCGACCAAGGCTCGCCCGATTCCATCGTCCCTTACATCGATGTAAACCCGCAGAAAAATTCCTGGACCGCGGCGATCTACCAAATGAAGCCGGGCACCGTGATGGTGATCTGGCAGGAGACGCTGCTCACCGAAGGCGAGATGTCAGCCTGGATGCACCGGGTCCAGTTTTGCGTGCGCGCGCAGCGCGGCGCTTCCGCCATGACCTTGCTCAATGACATCGTGAACGGGGTCCCGGATCCCGGCAACACCCTGCGATGGCGTTTTTGTCCCGTGATGGACGGTGTGCTTCCCACCAATGTAACCGAAATCGCCCGCCTGACCGACGAAGAAGGTATCGATTACTTCGTGATCACGACGGAAACCAGAGAGACAGGAGATGCATAAGCTATGTCGACCCAAGCTGTAGATCCATTGGCCGGGACCGCAACGTGCCCGGCTAATATACGCGAAACCAAAATCGCCTTCGGCTTCAAAGCCCAGTCCGACCTGGCGACGGCGAACACCTTGCTTGAGATCTGGAGCCTCACCAAGGTGAATCCGGCGCTCTCGTTGATCACTCCGGTCACCGAAACCGACGCCCAGGACATCGGCAAGGGCGATGAATTTCCAACGACGGTTTATCCCGTCAGCATGGATGCCGCAGTTCCCATCGAGAAATACTGCTCCAGCCAATTCATGGCGTGGCTCTTCTGCTTTGCCACGGGCAAGGCGACGAAGACGGCAGCGGGCACCGGATTCAGGTACGACGCCATCCCAAGCGATCCGGTCGTGAATTGCATCAATCTCCCGCCCTTTACCTGGGCCGAACAGATTCGCGCCGAACCCGACTCGGTGGTGGACCGCGCTGCCATCGGAATGGTAATCAACGACTTCACCATCACCCTCGAGTCGGGGCCGGGGCGCGCCAACTGCCGCGTGAGCGCCAATTGCGTCGGCACGGGCAAGATCGCCGCGCCATCGACGCTCACCTTCCCGGCGCTGACTGCCGAGGACATGCTCAACGCAGCCGGGGCCACCATCAACATTTGCGGCATCGATTACGTCGCCAACGCCAGCTTCATCTCGATGGAGTTCCGCTACAACAATAACGTCCGCTTGGCCAGCGGCTACTATCCCGGCAGCGGCACGCAGAACGGCTTCGCGATCCGGGGCCGGATGGAATACGGGAATCGGGAGTGCTCGCTTGCCTTCGTCGCCCGCGCCGCCAAAGGGTCGGTAGAATTCAACAACCTGATCGGTCGCACCGAAGGCGCTGCTGTGATTACGGTCAACGGCGCCATCATCGGCACGGGACCGGACAAGCACAGCTTCTCCCTCAACATGCCGCGCGGCGTGTTCTCCTCTGTCGTTAACGGGGAGGCGGATGGCATCGTGACGGTCGCCTGCACGTTTACGCCGTTGAAGCCCGTTACCGGGGCTTACATCACGATGTCGGCTACCACGACCAAGGACGCGATCCTCGGTCTGTAAAGGAGGAATCTTCGATGCCTATGCTTACGTTGGCCCTACTCATCCTGGCCCTGATTTGTTTCCTGATCGGGGCCGTCAACGTCCAACCGCCCGGCACGCGGCAGATCAACTGGCCAAGCGCAGGCCTCGCCTTGCTGGTGCTGGTCTACATGATCAGGAGCTAATGAATGTTCGATTCCACCGCGACTATCGTGATCAATGCGCGCACGCCGGAAGGCAGCAAGCAGCTGGAGGTCCGCTGGCCAACGGATGCAGAATGGGCCAGCCGGATGAAGGCGCGCAAAATCCTCATCAAAAACCTGGGCCGCGGAATCCGCGAGACCGTGCCGCCCGATCCCGGCCAGGCCGACGTCGCACTCTACCAGACGATTGCGATCAACGGCGCGCCCTCACTCACTCCCGCCGAGGCCTCCCGCATTCTCGAAGCTATCGGTACGTGCGATGTAACAGGCGTAACCCTGGAAGGCGAAGAAGCGGTCGTGGACCTGCGCGTGGTTTCGGGCGAAGTTCATCACCGTCTCAAATTGCCGTCGACGGATCAGATCCTCGCGTGGCGTCGGGCCGCAGCGCGCGTTTTGGATCTCCAGTACGGCGTGCAGGAGATTCGCGTTACCGCCGAGCCAGGCGCGCGGCTGTGGGACGCCTGCGGCGGTCGGAGCGAGGATTACCAGGGTGCGGTCCCGGCCATCCACAAGGACGCGGCCGTCCGCAGCGTGGTGGACTTCATCGAGCGCGAATTCGCGCCCAAGGCCGACGATGCCAGTTTTTGATCGGCGGGGATTGGCCGGAGCAGCCTTCACCGCGTTTTATCTTCCACCGGATGCTCCGCGAGAAGGACTTATGTCCCTCACCGCCAGAATGCCCGGAAGTGCTGATGGAGAATCCCTTCGCAGGCAAGGACGCGCTGCCGTGTCCACACTGCCCGGTGCAGCTCCTGCGGTCCTATTTGGAAACGCCTGGCGGGCGGCTGATGTCCATCGTCATCGACCTGGATTTCGCGCTTCAGGCGGGTCTGGCGGTAACGCTGGATCAGATCAGCTACCCGGAGTTTCTGCTCCTGCGCCAACTGGTGGAGGAACGTGATCGGCACTCGTCCGAGCAGATTCAGAAAAAGTCCCGACGTTGAAAAACGATGGCCGCCAATCAGATTTTCATCCAGGTTACCTTCGGTTCCGATGCCGCGAACCAGGCCATCACCACGCTCAACCAAAACATCAAGGGCATCGGTTCGGCAGCGCAGGGCGCTACCGCGCAGGCGTCGCAGGGCGTAAAGACCTTCTCGGTCAGCATCGACCAGGCCACGCGCAGCGCCGACGCGCTGGCGCAAACGCTGACGGGCCTGGGCATCGGCCAGGTCGTCAAAGAGCTTCTCGGCATGGGCGACAGCCTAATGCGCATCCAAATGGGATTTCAGAACGTAGCGGGCGGTGCGGGGCTGTGGAAGCAACTGAAGGCGCTTGCGGAGGAAACGGCGTTCAGCTTCCGCAGCCTGGTAGAAAATGCGAACGAGCTTCGGAACGCTGGCGTACCCATCGCGAAAATCACCAGTGATCTGAAGGCCCTCGCGGACCAGGCCGCGTTCGCCGGGGAGGATTCGGAGGGTTTAAGCCGCGCGATCAAATCAATCTCGGAAATTGCCGCCAAAGGTTTCGTGACCGGGAGGGAACTTGCTGCGTTCCGCGTCATCGGTCTGCAACCGACCAAGGAGGTCGCCGACGCGCTCAACCAAAGCATCCAGAAGTTGCGATCCGAAGCCCACCAACTTAGCGCGGAAGGGGTGCTGAACGTCATCCTCGACGCCGCGCGCAGGCAAAGCGCCGGGGCCGCCGCCAGCCGCGCCGAGGTCCTGCCGAGCGCGCAATTCCAACTGCTGAGAAACGATGCCGAACAACTCGCGGGCGAACTGCTCAAAGCCCTGGCTCCATCGCTGATCGTTATCGTGAAGGGCCTTCGCGAGTTGGTCGAGATCGCGCGCGAAGCCGTTGAAGAATTCAAATCATGGCCCCAATGGGTCCGCACCTTGACGGTCGCACTGGTCGCGCTGGCCGTTGCCGCAAAAGCCGCTGCAGCCGCCTGGGCGCTGATGGCGGCGCTTCCTAAGATCGCCACTGGGGTAGAGATTATTTGGGCCACCGTGCAGGCCCTGGTTGCGGAGAGCGCGGCGATTACGACCCTTGGCCTTTCCTCGTCGGCGGCTGTTCCCCAGGTTGAGGCTCTTTCTCTGGCTATGTCTGGCTTGGCGAAGGCCATCGCGGCGGTCGGCGCGTTTTCCGTGGGGTACAAGATTGGATCGGTCATCCGCGAGTTTTTCACTGGCGAGGAGGCCGAATTCGAGCGCCAAAAAGAGATCGTCAAGGATCAGTTGGTTTTTCTGGCAGAGAGCCGCGAGAAACTCGCATCGAAACTGACGGGCCGGGATTTAGCAGCCGCCAGGCCGCGCGCCTTGAAGGATTATTCCGTCGAGCAATTGCAGGCGCAGATTGGTGATTATAACGCTCAGATTGACGCGGCGCGAAGCAAGGTCCGCATCCTGCTGGCCGACGAGGCGCAACTGCAGCGCGAACGCGAAGAGGGCCTCAACATCCTCTCCGAGGCGCAGCGCAAGTATTACCTGGTCGGCAAAGAATCCATCGCCGCTTTAACTTACGAATACGAGCAGCATTTCCGCAAGGTGAAGGACAGTGCCGAAGCTACGGCGAATGTGCGCAAAGCGCTTGAGATCTCAATCGCAACCGAGGTGCGTAAAGCCGAGGAGGAGCGGCGCAAAGATTCCTTGAAGGCAGTCGAGGAGCTACTCGCGCTCGACCGCAAGGTGGCCATCGCCAGGGCCAGCGTCGTGCCCGACGAAACCTTTGCTGGTAGGCGCGGCCTGGCGCAGACGACTGCAGACGACTTTGAGGAACAAATCCGCCGGCAGACCTACCTGCTGAATCAGGAATACGACCGGCGCGCGCAAGCGCAGATCGACGCGTTGCGCGAAATGGGCGGTCACGCTGTACAAATTGCTGCGTTTGAAAAGAACATGGCCGATAACCGCGTTGAGCAGAACGCCATCGCGGACGCCAAAGTCGCCGAGCATCGGCTGCAATCGCAACGGCAGATCAACGAAATCACCCTGGAGCAGGAGAAGCAACTGCGCGACCAGCTGCTCCAGCAGCGCCTGGCGCTGATCGACCAGACCACGTCGATCCGCGCTGCGGCCATCGGGGCGCGCCGGGCGGAAACCGCGCCCGAGCGGCTGCAGCAGATCTCGGATCTTCAGCGCAACACCGAGAACCGGATCCAGGCCACCAGGGACGCGCAGATTAACGCGGCGCATGATGCCTTGCAAGCGTACGAGAGCACTCATGCGGGCTTTGCCGAAGGCATCGCCGAGGAACAGAGGAAATTCGCCGACCAGGCCGCGGCGATCAGCAAGCAGGCCGAAGCCGACATTCAAATCTCGCGCATCGACGCCTGGCGCGAGGGCAACGAAGCCATCCTGGCCGAGCAGCGCCGCCTTTACGAAGGCATTCAGGGCGCGCTTGGCAGAATCTTCGACGCGCTATTTGATCGCTCGAAGTCGGTTTGGGACGCCATCGGCAATGCCCTGAAGACGGCCTTGCTGAACGCAATGAAGTCCATCGTGACCAGCCGTCTGGCGGCGATGTTCATGGACCTTTTCGGTTATGGCAATGTCGCCTTCACCGGGCAGACGGGTGTATATGGGCCTGGGCCGCGTTTCTCCGGGGCAGGAACCCCTCCGACCGCGCCTCCCCCGGTTGCGACCCCCTCTAGCACCCTGCAATGGCTCCTGGGCGGCGCAGGGGCCATAGCGCCGCCAGCGCCACCTCCTCCCGCCGTCTCCTCCAGAGGGTCTGCGGACCGCATGATGGACGAAGGCACGGGCGGGGCCGATGGCGGGGTTTGGAACGAGGTCCCTCCCGTCTATACAGGCGGCGGGGCTGTAAGCATGGCCAGCCGCGCCGCAACCATGAGCGCGCGCATCCGGCAGGCCTTCGGCATCGGCGGGGTCATCACGCGCTCGAATGGCTCGACCGTGCCATGGGCCAGCGCGACGCCGATGGAGCGCTTGCGCAACGTCCTCGGATCGAAAGGTGTCGCAGGCCTGGCCGCGCTTGTCGGTCCCGGACTGCTCTCGCGGGGATTCGGCCAGCCGGGCCTCGGCGCGGCCGCGTCGGGAATTCTCGGCGGGGCGTTAACGGGCTACGGGCTGGCAACCACCCTCGGCAGTGCGAATCCCATCGGCGGGCTGATCGGCGGGGCCGGAGTCGGTCTGATCGGCGCGGGATGGGCACAGGGCGGCGCGGCAGGCCTCGGGATGGATGTGGCCGGCGGATTCATCGGCGGCGCCGGAATCGGCCTCGCCATCGGTGGGCCGTTCGGGGCGGCGATTGGAGCCTTCGCCGGGACGATTGCGGGCCTGGGCGTCGGCATCGCGCGGCTGTTTGTCTCTACCAAAGACGAACAGGTCCGCTCCATGATCAAGCAGGTTTATGGCGTCGATATCACCGACCGCAAGATCCGGCAGCAGATTGCGGATCTGGCGACTC